TCAAAGGTGAAAAAATTTTACGGAAAAATTTTATGAATGACTCTTATTATAAAAGATTAGATATTAATAAAAAAGAAAGATTTAAAGAATTAGCAACTAATAGACTTTCAGATGAAATTAAATATATGAAAGCTAAATATGATGGTATCTTTAATAGAGAAAAAAATAAAAAGAATAATAACAATTATGTAAAATCAGAAAATATATATAAATGTTATTTTACCTGGGAAGAATTTTTAAAAACATGGGAAAATCATAAAAAAATATATGGTGGTTTAATATGTGCAATAACTGGAGAACCAATGACTCACATTGGATTAAATCCTAAAAATAAAAAAAAGTACTCAAGAAATTGGAATAATATTAGTATAGATAAATTAGATCCTGACAAACCATATACTTTAGAAAATATAATATTTGTAACTTGGAAGATTAACAAAGCTAAAAATGATTTACCTATAAAATATTTAAAAAGAATATTAGAATTATATAACCAAAGATTTAATAGTTTAAATTAATTTTATGGATTTAAGTAAGATAGATCTGAATAAACTCCCCGTGGATACACGTAAGGATTTTATGAAGTATGCAATAAAGTTAGATGAGAAGAAAAAAGAAGAAAAGGTACATAAAGACTTCTTAACTTTTGTAAAATCAGTCTGGCCAGATTTTGTAGAAGGTAAACACCATAAAAAAATCGCTGACCAATTTAATCGTCTTGCAGAAGGAAAAATTAATAGATTAATTATTAACATGCCACCAAGACATACTAAGTCTGAGTTTGCATCTTTTTTACTTCCAGCATGGATGATTGGTAAACATCCAAAATTAAAAATTATTCAAACAACCCATACTACTGAACTTGCTGTTAGGTTTGGTAGAAAAGCAAAACATTTAATTGATAGTCAAGATTATAAAAAATATTTTAAAACTACGCTGCGCGAAGATTCACAAGCCGCGGGCCGTTGGGAAACGGAACAAGGTGGGGAATACTTTGCTGCCGGTGTTGGATCGGCAATCACGGGCCGCGGAGCGGATTTATTAATTATCGATGACCCGCACTCGGAACAAGATGCTATGAATCCCGAAGCGTTGGAACGTGCTTATGAATGGTACACCTCAGGTCCTCGTCAGCGATTACAACCTGGCGGAAAGATTGTTGTGGTTATGACACGTTGGTCGTTGAAAGATCTTACCGGAGCGTTGATCGGGGCTCAAAAAGGAATTAAATCAGATCAATGGGAAGTCGTTCAGTTCCCTGCAATTCTTCCAACAAATAAACCTGTGTGGCCAGAGTATTGGAAGCTATCAGAATTAGAATCAGTTAAAGCTTCTTTAAGTATACAAAAATGGAATGCACAATGGATGCAAAATCCAACTTCAGAAGAAGGTTCAATTATTAAACGTGAATGGTGGCGTAAGTGGGATAAAGATTATATTCCATCTTTAGAACATGTAATTCAAAGCTATGATACTGCTTTTTTAAAAAGAGAAACAGCTGACTTTTCAGCTATTACGACTTGGGGTGTATTTTATCCAAATGAAGATTCAGGTCCTAATTTGATATTATTAGATGCATTAAAGAAAAGATTAGAGTTTCCAGAGCTTAGACGTGAAGCATTACAACAATATTATTATTGGAGACCCGATTCAGTAGTGGTGGAATCAAAAGCTTCTGGACTACCTTTAACCTATGAATTACGTAAGATGGGTATCCCCGTTATAAACTTTACACCAAGCAGAGGAAATGATAAACATTCTAGGGTAAACGCCGTTGCCCCTCTTTTTGAGAGTGGACAGATATGGGCGCCAGAGGCTGATTTTGCAGAAGAGGTTATTGAAGAATGCGCGGCATTTCCTTTTGGAGATCATGATGACCTCGTAGACTCAATGACACAAGCATTAATGAGGTTTAGACAAGGAGGATTTTTGGAGCATCCTGAAGATTTTGTGGATGAACCAATTGTTCAAGATGATAAGGAGTATTACTAATGGCTATAATTGATAAAACAATATCAGAACTTTTAAAAAGTATCGGCATTAAATTAAAACCAGGTCTTGCTACAGATGTTACAAGACTACCTGATATTAAAAGTTCTTTTAACTTAGACTTAAGTAAATTTGGATCAAAAGCAGATCCAAAGCAAATGAAAAAGTTAATTGAGACGGATGCTAATTTTGTATTCAAAGCTGATGAAGCAGAAAAAGAACAATTCGCAAATAATATAAATTATTTAAGATCAGAATTTCCAGATTTATTTAAAACAGAAAAACCAATTTTAAGTTCAAAGACAGGAGAAAAATTAACACCCGAAGGAAAAAATCCTTTAGGAGAACTTTCAGAAGTGGAAATTAATCTTGGTGTTACAACTCCGGAACATAAAAAATTAGTTAAAGAATATTTAGATGCTAAGAAAGAACATTTAGAATATGTAGAAAAAGCTAAAAAAGAATTTGATAATATGTATAAATCAGGTGACTTACCAATGGAATTTGAATCACAATGGGCTATGAGAGATGAATTAAAAAGAAAAGGTGTTACTGAAGAACAACTAGACAAAATTATTAACGACATAGGTACAGAAAAAGTTTATTTTGATCCTACTCAAAATAAATTTCAAATTGCTCCAACAAACCCAGAAGAATATTACAAAAGAATTCAAGATGAATTAAAAAAAAGATATGATGTAGATTATGACTTAAGTTTTTATTCTAACTTTGGAAAAAAACTTAAAGAGCCAGAATTTGCAAGTGGCGGAAGAGTTGGATATGATGCAGGTGGAGCTGTTATGAAAGCAGCAATGAAAGCACTTGAAAAAGCAAAACAATTAAGAACGCAAGCTAAAGAAGCTTTAAAAGAAGGAGATTGGATGGCTGCTTCTACTTATGACAAACAAGCACAAAGAATTGAAACAGGATATTATTTTAATAAAAATCCAAAAGATGTAACTTTTGAAGATATCTTAGATCATCACAAAGCAACTTATCCAGATACACCTTCTCGTTATAAAGGAGTTGAAGGAGAACATTGGGTTGATAGAGCAAGAAATGCTTACAAGCAAATGAAAGAACGTTGGGCTAAAGAAGGGGAACCCGTTGAACAATTAAAAATTCAAGCTAAGCCAACAGACAGAGATTATGATTTTGCAAGTGGAGGATCTGTATTAACTCCTAAAAGTGTTGCAAGTTTATTTGGAAAAACAGCTGAAAAAGGAATTGGTTCAATGTTTAAAAAGAAAAAAAGATAAATGCCAATAGATAATATACCATTAGCAATGCCTATAAAATATGATCCATATGCTGGATTCGTTAGTGCATATGATTCAAATGAAAAAGCAGATCAATCTGATTTACTTTATTGGATTGCAGATAATCCAATTGCAGAAAATCCATTATTAACTTCAGGTGCTTTAGCAGGAGCTCTTGCTATTCCAGGAGCAAAAGAAGTTTACAAAGGCGCTAGAGCAGAAGGTAAAGGTGTATTAAGATCTGGAGCAGGAGTTGCATTAAAAGGATTAGGTAGAGCTTTTTCACCATTACCTGTTGCAGTAATAGAAGCTGCTGATATTGGAAGTGATGTTGCTAAAGATAAAGATCTTAAAGAAAGATTAACAAGTCCATTCTCATATATGAATTTAGCTTTCTTAGAAAACCTTGCACCAAGTGTTGCAAGACCTGCAGGTGCTTTAAACAAAGTAAAAGATTATTTTACATTAGCAAATGTAGGAACAAAAGCTGAGCCAGGAATATTAAGCGCTGCATTAAGAATGGGTTTAAATCCAAGAACTATAGCTGCAGTTTCTAGATACGCAGGAATACCAGGATTGATTGCATCTACTGCTTATACAGGATGGGATATGTTTGGTAGAGACTTATACGACAAATATGTAGGCAAAAATGATTAGACGAGATTTTTTAAAATTTTTAGGAACAGGAATTGCATCTTTGCCTTTTGCAGGAAAGCTACTTAAAGAAAGTGGTCCTGAAATAAAAGCGGTTGCAAAAAATGTTGCAAGAACATTACCAAAAGTAAAAGGAATGCCAGAATGGTTTAATCCTCTTGTAAGTAAAATAATGAAAGAAGGAATAGATATATCCCCTAAAGCTTCAACACTTGAAGATATGGCTATTGTTAAAAAATTAGAAATACCTTCTAAAACTGGAAAACCAGAAACAATTACACTTACACAAAATAAAGCAACTGGAGAAATTTCTATTGAATCTAAAACTGGAGGAGTAGCAGATTCACCTTTTGAAATAACTTATAAACCACCTAAATCAGATATTAATTTAGAAACAGGTAAACAAATAAAAGATCCAGGAGATTTTTATGTAGTAGAAAATAGACCAAAGCCAGACTACAACAATCCAGGTAAAGTTGAATTTGATTATGATACTTTTCATATTGATAATGCTCATAGTGATATTGAAAAATTAGAAAAAATTGCAACAGGAAAAATAAAAGATGTAGAAAAAGCTGAACAAAGATTAAAAAATAAACAAAGAACAGAAACTCATCCTTACGAAGATATCATGGATAGATATCCAGATCCTGAGTATGCAAGAGGCGGAAGAGTAGGATATGGAAGTGGTGGAGTAGGACTACCTCCGGTAGAAATAAGTAACGATTTAGTTCCAGCAGGGTTTTCATTTGATGTTAATTCAGAAGGAAGAGGAATAAGACCTAATTTAAATTATACAGATAATAATTTTAATGGAAATTTATCTACAATAATTGATCCAAGTAATAGAGATATGCCAAGAACTTATTCAGGAAATATTCAATATGGACCACAAGATAATAGATATACTTTAGGAGTTAATGTTACACCAAGAGCAGACGCTAGGGATGTAAGAGCTGGATATGAAAGTAAATATGGTAATATAAGTTTGGGTGCAAGTAGAGACCCTAGTGGTACAAACTTAACTTTAGGTTATAATCACAGTTTCGCTAATGGTGGTCATGTTAACCCACAAGGTGTTGAAACATTATTTAAAAGAAGGTATAGTTAATTATGGGCTCAATAATAAACAAAATGATAGAATCAGGTATTCTTCAAAAAGCAATGCCTAATCCACAAACTCAACAACAAGTAAGACCTCTGGGTTTATTATTTAATCCGGATGGAAGTTATCCAACAGATAAACCTTTACCTCAAACTCAACTACAACCACGTTTAAAAAATATGTTTTCAGGATCTGGTGTTGCATACCCACAAACACCACCTCAAAGTGGAACGGGTTTTGGTGGTTTAGGTTCATTATTTTCTAATTTTTTAAAACAACGTTTTGGTCAACAATTACCAAACAATCAAATTACAAATCCTATGAAACCACCCGAATTAACTATAGATCAAATAAATTCTTTATCGACAAGAGATAGATTAAATAGATCTTTAAATTTAGCTGGATTTGGTGCTGATGATATTAATAGAATTCTAGCAAGTAGAGGGTATGCGGATGGTGGGTATGTTAATACAAATTTGACAAGAACCATTCCACCTGTTAGAGGTCCTAATCCACAAGGTATACAAACATTACTTGCGAGAAGGTATAGATAATCATGGCTGATATAGATAAGGCGTTGCCTAATACACTAATTGATGAAGCACAACTTCAATCTCAAGGAGTGGATCAAACAATTACAGAACCAGAAGCAATACCAACAGAAGGAGCTCAAGTAATTCCAACTGAAGATGGTGGAGCAGAAATTTCTTTTGACCCACAAGCCGCAGCAATAGAAGGCGGACAAGACCATGATGCAAACTTAGCAGAATTTTTAGATGATAAAACACTTGGAGAAATTGGATCAGATCTTCAAGAAAAATATACTGATTACAAATCATCAAGACAAGATTGGGAACAAACTTATATTAAAGGTTTAGATCTTTTAGGATTTACTTATAAAACAAGAACACAACCATTTAGAAATGCATCTGGAGTTACACACCCAGTTCTTGCAGAAGCAGTAACACAATTTCAAGCACAAGCTTACAAAGAATTATTACCAGCAGGTGGACCTGTTAGAACTGAAATAGTAGGACTTTCAGATCGTAATAAAGAAGATCAAGCAACTCGAGTTAAAGATTTCATGAACTATCAAATTATGGATGTTATGAAAGAATACGAACCTGAGTTTGATCAAATGTTATTTTATTTACCTTTATCAGGATCTACATTTAAAAAAGTTTACTATGATGCGATGTTACAAAGAGCGGTGTCTAAATTTATTCCATCTGATGATTTAATAGTTCCTTATACTGCATCTTCATTAGAAGATGCTGAAGCAATTATTCATGTAATTAAAATTTCTGAAAATGATTTAAAAAAACAACAAGTTTCTGGATTTTATAGAGATGTTGAATTAGGAGATCCTCCTTTACAACAAGATGAAATTGAAAAAAAACAATTAGAATTACAAGGAATTAGAATTTCTAAACCAGCAGATGTTTATACATTATTAGAATGTCATGTTGATTTAGATATTGAGGGTTTTGAAGATAGAGATCAAAATGGTGAGCCCACAGGTATTAAACTTCCTTATGTTGTAACTATTGAAGAAGGATCAATGGAAGTTCTTTCAATAAGACGTAATTACAAAGCAGGAGATCAATTAAAGAAAAAAATTAGTTACTTTGTACATTTTAAATTTTTACCAGGACTTGGATTCTATGGATTTGGTTTAATTCATATGATTGGTGGTTTATCAAGAACTGCTACACAAGCTTTAAGACAATTACTTGATGCAGGGACTTTAGCTAATTTACCAGCAGGATTTAAAATGCGTGGTATTAGAGTTAGAGATGATGCACAACCTATTCAACCAGGTGAATTTAGAGATGTCGACGCTCCGGGAGGAAATCTTCGCGATGCGTTTTTACCTTTACCATTTAAAGGACCCGATCAAGTTCTATTACAATTAATGGGTATTGTTGTTGATGCAAGTCAACGATTCGCGAGCATCGCAGATGCACAAGTAGGCGATATGAACCAACAGGCAGCCGTGGGTACTACTATGGCGTTATTGGAGCGCGGATCGCGAGTGATGTCTGCAATTCATAAAAGGATTTATGCGGCAATGAAAAATGAATTTGAATTATTAGCAAATGTATTTTCAACTTACTTACCCCCAGTTTATCCATATGATGTAGTAGGTGGATCAAGAGAAATTAAACAAACTGATTTTGATGATAAAGTGGATATTGTTCCAGTTGCAGATCCAAATATATTCTCTCAATCACAAAGAATTTCTTTAGCACAAACTCAATTACAACTTGCTCAATCAAATCCACAAATTCATGATCTATATCAAGCTTATAGAAAAATGTATGAAGCAATGGGGGTTAAAGATATTGATTTAATACTTCCTGCACCTAAACAACCACAACCAATGGACCCAAGTTTAGAGAATATTACTGCAATGTCAGGTGGACAATTCCAAGCATTCCCTGGACAAGATCATAAAGCTCATATTGAAGCTCATTTAAACTTTATGCAATTAAATTTAGTTAAAAATAATCCATTAACAGTATCTGCAATTCAAAAAAATATACTTGAACATATATCTTTAATGGCTCAAGAACATGTTCAAGTAGAATTTGTACAAGAGTTACAACAAATTCCTATGTTACAACAGCAAGCACAGATGAATCCACAAGCTGCACAACAGTTACAACAAATATCTATTCAAATTGAATCAAGAAAATCTAAGTTAGTAGCTGAAATGATGAAAGATTTTGCAAAAGAGGAGAATAGTATCATTGGACAATTTGATTCTGACCCATTAATTAAGTTAAAATCACGTGAAATTGACCTTAGAGCTATGGAAAATGAGCAAAAACGCAAAGAAGCTGAAGATAGATTGAATTTAGAGAAGATGAAAACCTTATTAAATCAAAATAATGAGAAAAATAAGCTTGCACAAAACGAAGATTTAGCTAAACTGCGTGCTAGTGTAAGTCTTGCAAAACAAACTACACCAAAAAACACTAATTAGATAAAAATATGGAAAAAAAACCAGTCAAAGTTAAAAAAGTGATGCATGAATTCAAAACAGGAAAATTGCATTCAGGTAAATCTGGAAAAATAGTTAAAAACCCAAAACAAGCGATAGCAATCGCATTATCGGAGGCAGGTATGTCAAAAAAAAGTTACGCAAAAGGCGGAATGGTAAAAGGAAATGATGATTCATCATCAGTTTACGGAACACAAGTTGGAAATTATAATAAATTCTTAAATTCTGATGGCTATAAAAAAGGTGGAATTGATGTTGAAATGACAAGTAAAGATGAAACTCAAAAACAACCTGTTAAAGGTCAAAGAAGAATGCTACCGGATAAAAGAAAAATAGCAAAGTGGTTTTAATATGCTTCCAATGCTTGGAGCTATCGCACCTTTAGCTAAAATTCTTTTTAATACTATTGAAAAAGCTGTTCCTGATAAGGATTTACAAGAGAAATTAAAGGCTCAATTACAGACTCAATTACTACAATCTCATACACAAGAACTACAAGCAGCATCAAGAATCATTGAAGCTGAAGCAAAAGCTGGCTGGTTTGCTAGCTCTTGGAGACCCCTTTTAATGTATGTTTTAATCTTTATTTTAGTTTGGAATTATGTTATAGGACCTGTTATAAAAGTATTCTTAGGTGCAGTTATTACCTTTGAATTGCCTGGTGATGTTTGGACATTATTAAATGTTGGACTCGGAGGGTATGTGATTGGTCGTTCAGCAGAGTCGGTTGCAAGAACGATGTCAAACAAACCGACTAACAACCAGGAAAACGGATAAGGAGAAAAAAATGAGAAACGATTTTAAACAAAGACCAAGACCAAACTTTAGAGGCGGTGGAATTGCATTAAGAGGAATGGGAGCTGCACTTAGAGGCGGCGGAATTGCTCAAAGAGGAATGGGAGCTGCTTTAGCTAAAGGCGGAAAAGCTTTTGGTGGAAAAGAATCTTATAAAGAAGAATTAGCAGAAGCTAAAGAAGTTAAATCTGGAAAAACTTCTCCTAAAGCTTTTGTAAAAAAAGAAAAAGCAGAAAAACATAAAGGCGAAGAATTAAAAAGTTTAGCTAAACAAGCTAAAGCTATTAAATCTGGAAAAAAATCTCCAGAGAAATATGCTGAAGAAGAAACTGCTGAGTATATGAAAAAAGGCGGCAAAGTTAAAAAGAAAAAATAATGTCGGGACTTGGAAAACAGATAAGAGGAACAGGTATTGCAAAAGTTATTAATGCAAGAACTGGTTTTAAAGACGGTGGCTCTTTTCCTGATTTAACAGGAGATGGAAAAGTTACTAAAGCTGATATTTTAAAAGGAAGAGGTGTTTTTAAAAAAGGTGGTTCTTCTAAGCCAGGTCTTTGGGCAAATATAAATCGTAGAAAAAAATTAGGAATAAGTCGTCCTAAATCTAAATCTACTATATCTGCTAAAGCATATGCAAATATGAAAGCTGGTTTCCCTAAAAAGAAAAAATAATGCCAGATTTAGGTAGTGATAAAAGAAAAAAACCTATAACTAAAAACTCAATAAAAGTTAAAAGTATTTCTTTTACTCCGGCTCCAAATGCTCTTTTTAAAAAAGGTGGATTTATTGCTAGAGGTTGCGGTAAAGTAATGAACAATAGAAGAAAAGTTACTAAGGTTTATTAATATGATTAGATCTAGAGGAATGGGTAGAGCTTATCTAGCATCAGGTGGTAAAGCAACTCCTGCATGGCAAAGAAAAGAAGGTAAATCTGAAGCTGGTGGATTAAATAAAAAAGGTATTGCATCTTATAGACGTGAACATCCTGGTTCTAAATTATCAATGGCAGTAACTACTAAACCAAGTAAGTTGAAAAAAGGTTCAAAAGCTGCTAATAGAAGAAAATCCTTTTGTGCGAGAATGAGTGGTATGAAGAAGAGATTAACCTCAGCTAAAACCGCACGTGACCCAAACTCAAGGATTAATAAATCATTGAGAAAGTGGAATTGCTAATGGAAACAGTAGATGTAGCTTATAAGCTACAGCGATTTATGAAATCGCAACTAGAAAGATTAACGTTAACCGTTACTTCAGGTGGGGTTGACAACATGGAAAAATATCAGTATATACTAGGTCAAATTCGCACATACGAATTTTTATTACAGGAAATCTCTAACCTGCTAAACAACAAGGAGCTAAAAGAAGATGAAGGAAACATTATTAAACTCGACTGATGTTCAGTCTAACGAAGTACCAAAGACTGTTCTAGGTCTTGAAGAAAAATACAAAGAAGAAGATAAAAAAACAATAAGAGCTGAAAATATTACTGAATCATTAATTGATAGTTTACCAGAACCGTCAGGATGGAGATTATTAGTATTACCATTTACACCTAAAGATAAAACTAAAGGTGGAATTATTATATCACAAGAATCATTAGATAAATTAAGAATAGCTACAAATTGTGGTTATGTTCTTAAAATTGGACCTTTAGCATATAACGACAAAGAGCGTTATCCAACAGGTCCATGGTGTAAAAAAGGAGATTGGGTTATCTTTGCTCGTTATGCGGGTTCAAGATTACCAATAGAAGGTGGAGAAGTGCGACTACTAAACGATGACGAAGTTTTAGGGACTATTAAAAACCCTGAAGATGTTCTTCATCACATTTAAACATAGGAGGCACTATGCCAATAGAAGATAAAAAACCAAAAAACGATCCAATGATCGATGTCGGTGAAAAAGAAGGCGCTGAGATTGAATTGGAAAACAACGAGCAATCAAAAGCCGTTGCAGAAGAGAAAAAAGAAGAGAAGATAGAAGTTCAACAAGAAGTTGAAAAACCTGTTGTTGAAACTAAAAAAGATGAGTTAGAAGAATATAGTGATGGCGTTAAAAAACGTATAGCTAAATTAACTCATAAAATGAGAGAAGCAGAAAGACAAAGAGAAGAAGCTTTGGCTTATGCTCAATCAGTTCAAAGAGAAAAAAATCTATTAGAAAATAGAGTATATAAAACAGACAGAGTTTATGTATCTGAATTTGAAAATAGAGTTAATTCTAGTTTGGAAAATGCTAAACAAGCTCTTAAAACTGCTATTGATTCTCAAAATATAGAAGCACAAGTTAATGCTCAACAACAAATTGCTGAGTTAGCTTTAGAATCTGCTAGATTAAGAGCAATCAAAGCATCTCAACAAGATGAACCAAGAAAAGAAGTAACAATTAACCCGCAACAACAATATGTTCAAGCTCCTCAAACGGATCTTAAAGCAGAAGATTGGGCGGCCAAAAATACTTGGTTTGGTAATGATGCTGCAATGACTTATACTGCGTTTGATATGCATAAAAAGCTTGTAACAGAAGAAGGATTTGATCCTAGAAGTGACGAATACTATGCAGAAATTGATAAAAGAATAAGACTTGAATTTCCGCATAAATTTGGTACAAGAGATGCAGAAAATACAGAAAGAGCAAGACCTGCTCAAGTTGTAGCTTCGGCTAATCGTCCTAGCCAATCAGGGCGCAAAAAAACTGTGAAGCTCACACCGTCACAAGTAGCAATTGCTAAAAGATTAGGTGTGCCACTTGAAGAATATGCGAAACATTTAACCACGAAGGAGGTATAGGCATATGGTAAACGAAAAAAATACAATTAAGACTTCCCGTGCGAG